TGACTATTCAGAAGCACAAAATTATTTGGAAACTATTAAATGGGATTATGTAGTAGTTCCAAGTATTGGACTAACTTTAGATGGTAAAGCTGATACAGAGGTAAATACTACTTCAAGAGCAACAGATTTTGCTACTTGGATTAAACAATTAAGAAGTGCTAAAGATATTAAGGTTAAAGCAGTCCTTCCACACTGCCCAGCAGATAGTGAAGGAATAATAAACTTTAGTACGGATAATATTAAGACAGCAAGTAAAACTTATACTGCAGCAGAATATTGTTCAAGGATTGCTGGAATGCTAGCAGGAACACCATTAACTATTAGTGCCACATTTGCACCACTTGCAGAAGTAATTGATGTTCCACATTTAAAGAAAGAAGAAAGAGATGCAGCAGTTGATGCAGGTAAGTTAATCTTATTTAATGATGGAAAGAAAGTTAAAATCGATAGAGCTGTAAACAGCTTTGTTACTACAATTGAAAACAAAGGTGAGGATTTTAAGAAAATCAAAATATTAGATATTATGGATTTAATACATGGTGATATTAAGGCAACTGCTGAGGATAATTATATAGGCAAATATCCAAATGATTATGATCATAAATGTTTACTTATTGCTGCTATTAATGGATATTTTGAAGGATTAGAACTAGATGGATTACTTGATAGAAGTATTGATGGACAAAATAAAGCTGAAATTGATTTAGATGCACAAAAGGTTTACTTAAAGAGTCAAGGAACAGATATTTCAGCTCTGAAAGATCAAGAACTAAAAGAAAGCAACACTGGTTCTCAAGTATTTCTTAGAGGACAAGCAGTTATCTTGGATGCAATTGAAGATATTAAATTTCAAATATATATATAGGAGGGGTTATTTATGCCACAAGCAAAACAAGTTATAAACGGAACATGGGGAGAAGTTTGGATTAATGGAGAGTATGTATCAGAAGTATCAGCTCTTCAAGCAAAGGTTACTTTAACAAAAGTAGATGTTAATTTTACAAGAGATTTATGGAAAAGAAGTAAAGTAACAGGAATAGAAGGAAAGGGATCATTGAAATTACACCATGTATCATCAAGAATGGCAATTTTAATGAAGGATAATATTAAACAAGGGAAGCAAACAGTGTGTACGATCATATCTAAATTAGCTGATCCAGATGCATTAGGAGCTGAAAGAGTAGTACTTAAAGATGTTACATTTGATGAATTAACAGTAGCAGATTGGGAAGTTAAGAAGAATGTTGAGGAAACACTTCCATTTACTTTCTCGGGATATGATTTCTTAGATTTAATAGAACCACAATAAAAAAGATTAAATAGACTTTGTCAGTTTGCTAAAAACCCCATGGCTAAAGTGGGGTTTTTAATTTAGCCTAATTATAAGAAATGGAGATGGAAATTATGAATTTAGTTGAACAATTATTAAAAATAGATGCTGGTAAAATTGAGGTGCCATCAAAAGAGGTAAAGCTTAAACTTGCTAAATTAGGGAACACTGAAATTGTATTTACTTGTAGTGCTATTTCTATGGAAAGATATAATGAAATTCAAGAGAGAGTATTGCAAGTAGATAAGAAAGGAAATATACAAGGATTTGCTACAGCGCAAGCAAAAATAGAAACAGTTCTTACTGGGGTTTCTGAACTTAGATCAGAGGAGCTTATGAAACATTTTAAAGCACCAACTCCAAAGGAGCTTATGAATAAAATATTTTTACCTGGTGAAGTTGATATTTTAGCAGATACAATAACAGAAATATCAGGAGTGGAATCTACCTCCAATAAAAAAGAAGACATAAAAAACTTATAAGCACTGATGAAACTGTTAATCTTCTATACCACTGTTGGAAATTACATGATAAATGGCCAGCAGAGACTTTAAATAGAGGATTTGGAGAAAAGATTATCATCAGTGCTTTTATTGAACAAGAAATTGAAGATAAAATGAAACAAATGGAAGCCTTGTATTCAGGAGGTGATGATTAATGACGTTTGAACTAGATTCAGCATTATTAAAAGTTATTGATGGAGCTCAAAAAGCTCAAAAGGCAATTGATAGTTTATCACCTGTAGCGTCAAAAGCATCAGAAAGTGTGCAAGCAATATCTAAAGCAGCAGAATCAGTAAATAAGCTTGAAAGTAGCGTTAAAGATACAAGAGATGCAATAGGAAATACAACATCAGCTGTTTCTAATTTTATACAAGCATGTACAGATAATACTGGAGAAAGATCTTTTGAAAATATTGGAGAGAAAGCTAATGATGTAGTTAAATCAATATCTAATGTATCAAAAACAGTTAAAGATATGAGAACTAATTTTAAAAATACAAAGGATGAGATTGAAAATGTAAAAAACACTGCATCGAATTTGTATAAGGCTTTTGCAAGTACTGACTTGGGGAAAAAATCTATTAATGTTATAGGAAAGCAGGCTTCCAAAGTATCTCAAAAGTTTACTAAATCAAATGGAAGTAAAGCCCCAGGAGTCTTGGATGCAGGAGGACAATCAATAGGAAAAGTTGTTGATGGAGTTCAGAAAACTAAAAAGGCAATAGAAGGTTTAGCACCAATAGGTTCAAAAGCATCAGAAAGTGTACAAGCAATATCTAAAGCATCAGAATCAGTAGGTAAAGTTAAAAGCAGCTTTAATGATACAAAAGATGCAGTAGGAAATGTAAGAACGTCCGTTTCTAATTTAATACAAGCATTTACAAATAACACTGGGGAAAGATCTATTGAAAATATTGGAGAGAAAGCTAAAGATGTAGTTAAATCAATATCTAATGCATCAAAAACAGTAGAAGATATGGCAACCAATTTTAAGAATGCGAAAGATGAGATTGGAAATGTAAAAAGTACTGTATCGGATTTGTTTAAAGCTTTTAAAGACAATGATTTGGTAAAGAAATCTATTGGTGGTATAGGAAAAAAGTCTGCTGAAGTAGCTCAAAAAGTTACTAAATCAAATAAAAGCTCTAAAGCATTAAAGACTGCACAATCAGCTGGAATTGGTGGCAAAGTGTCTAATGTCGTGAATATAGCTAAACAATCAATGGGAAAAGTTGGTGCGTTAACTCCTTCTATATCCGGGCCATTACAGATTTTAGCTGGAAGTTTTGAAAAATTTAAAGGTGTGGTTTCAAAGGGTTTTTCATCTTTATCTAGTGTTTTTGGAATCTTTACTAAATTGCCATTACCTCTTCAAATAGTAATTGGAGTAGTTGCATTATTAGCAGTTGCATTTGCGACAAATTTTGGTGGAATAAGAGATATAGTTATGGGAGTATTTAATAAGATTTCAGGAGCAGTTAAATCCTTAATAGAATATGTTAAGGCACATATGCCACAAATTAAAGCTACAATTCAAAATGTATTTAATGGTATTAAAGCTGTCTGGGATTCAATTTTAAAACCAGTATTAACATTTGCCATTCAAGTATTTGGAAAGTTAATAAGCTTTGTAATATCTAACTGGCCATTAATAAAACAAACTATTACAACAGTTATGACAGCTATTAAAAATGTGATAACCACAGTTTTAAATGTATTACAGTCTTTTTGGAATGCACATGGACAAACTATAAAAACGGTTGTGGGTGCAGTATTTAATAACATAAAAACAGTAATTTCAACTGTTCTAGCAGTAGTAACGGGAGTTATTAAAACTGTAATGCAAGTCATAAATGGAAATTGGTCAGGAGCATGGAATACTATTAAAACTACTGTGTCAACAGTATTTAATGGAGCTATTGATATTGTAAAAAATATTATAAATGCAATAGGTGCAGTATTTAAGGATGTGGGTAAAACTGCACTTACTTGGGGAAAAGATATGATAATGGGCATCGTAGATGGTATAAAGGGTGCAATTCATTATGTTGAAGAAGCTGTTAAGGGAGTTGCTGATAAAATAAAATCCTTCCTTCATTTTTCAGTACCAGATCAAGGTCCGTTGACAGATTATGAAACCTGGATGCCAGATTTCATGAAAGGTATGGGACGTGGAATTAAGGTTAATACCCATTTAGTAACTGATCCAGTTAAGGATCTTTCAGTTGGAATAAAAACTAATGTGAATAAGAATTTATCTAGTGGAAGCAAAACTAGAAATTTAAAAACAACAGGTTTAACTAAGGATGATGGAACACAAAGTGGCTTTGCAATAACAATAGCAAAACTTGCTGATTCTATAATAGTTAGGGAAGAAAGTGATATAGATAAAATTGCAACAGCACTAGCAAACAAGTTAACTCAAACAGCACTTGGAATGGGGTAGGAGGTATTTTAATATGATAGAGTTTTGGTTTAATCAAGATGGTATATGGCTGCAGTTGCCTGTACCACCTTCTAGTTATTCACTTAAATCAGGTAATAATAATTCAGTAATTAATGTTGAGTCAGTGGGAGAAGTAAATATATTAGGAGATTCAAAGCTTTCAGAAATATCCTTTGAAAGCTTTTTTCCCGCTCAAGAATATAATTTTTGTGCATATTCTAATATTCCCACACCTTTTGAATGTGTAGCACAAATAGAATCCTGGAGAAAAAGTAAAAAGCCTATAAG